TCATAACTTATTGCGTGATTTATTGTTATTTAAACGATTGTATTCTTTTTGCGCCTGATTAATGCCATGTTTGCCTGTAACATATGTTTCAGCCACCAACGGTTCTTGAAGGCGAGACTTAACTTTTTTCATTGTCTCAGCACATTCAACCACCAGACGATGCAGTTCCAAATCCACCCCGGTTCCACCTTCGGATACTGGCACCACAGCAGACGGAGCAACCACAGCCGACACATCGCTAGCAGTCAGGCTGCCCACTGTATTGGTACGCTGCGCATGATCAATCAAATTAAGTACGGGACGAATAGCCGGGTTTGCCACCGCAAAACGGTTGGCAACAAATTCATTGGAATGTACAATACCCTGAGGGCGATCCCATTCACCAGGACCTGTGAAGCCTCCAGTATAGAAATTACCAATCATCCCCTTAACTGCTGCAAATGCAACTTTAATGGCCGCAATCTGGGCAGCCGCTTTCGCTATACCGATAAAAGACAAAGGAGCAGTAGCCGCTGCATTTTTTGCTGTGATTTCAACAGCTGCGATTTCAATAACTTTCTCCAAGGCATCAACCGCCATTAGCAGGGTCTCACGGAGAAAACTCTTCATTGTCAGTTCTCCATTAGCAATCATTTCACCTAAAGTCTGCCCATAATCCTCAGCTATCCCCTTAGCCATATCCGTATATTTTTGGGCCAAGGCCCTTTCTTTATCCTGAGCCTCTTTTCTTTTTTGGTATTCCCGTTCATCCTCCTTCAACCTGTTAGCGTTAATTTGCTTTTGGAAGTCTGCTTTTTGTTGTTCTGTTAATTGATAATTGGCCAGCATATCGCTATAATAACCGTATTCCAAATCAGACAAAACCTGAAGATAATCTTCTTCAGATGTCAGGTTTTGATAATGATAACGGGCAGCTGCTTCAACATCTAACTGATATCGCTTTTCTCTGGCTGTCAAAGCACGTTGCTGTGCCTCTTTATACTCTTTATCATCTTCTTGCCTGCAACGCTCTTTGAATTTAATTTGTGCATCTAAAATCTTTTGATTGATTTTTTCAATCTCATCTGGCTCCATACCAGCAATATCTAGCTGTCTGTTCAAATGCTGCATCTCTAAATCTTCAACCAACCGGGCATACTCTTCTTGCGTCATCAAGTCACTGTCAATATACAATTGCTTGAGATGTGTCAATTCAGACAAATATTCTTTTTCCTCCTTAACCAACGCATCTTTTTTCGCTTTTGACCTCTCCCCTTCTGTTAAAGTGCCACCTCCATTGTTTTTACCATCGTTTTTTACTACATCGGGCTGAATGTCGCTAGCTGCAATTTCAGCATTAACATCTTTAATGGCCTGATTTAACTGATCAAGACGAGCCTGAGTCTTATTCAGTTCTTGATTGGCTATCGTGAGCTGGCTACGTGCTTGCTGAGTAGACGCATCTGTAGCTTTAGCCAACGCTCTTGTACCTTGTGTGCCCAAACTAGTAGCCCGAGCCGATGCCATAAACTGTGCCGCATTAAAATTGGCATTGGCTCGCTTCACCTCTTCTTGTTGTTTTCTCTCCAGCTTCTCCGTCTTGCGTTGTTCCCGATACAGTCCTGCCAACTCTTCTCTAGCCGCCTCCAGTTTGATTTGTTTCTCCAATTGCACCAAATAGTCTTTGATGGCACCCGTATTGTCATTCATCAACTTGCCCTCTTCATTTAGCATACCGTTGTAACCCGGAACGATTTGTTTCAATTCATCAATACAGCGACGGCGTTCATTATAGGAGAAATTCTGATTATGAATCACATTTGTCAGCAATCTAATTTTTGACTCCTGCTCGCCATATTTATCATTCAAATCATTACTAATGCGCAACATTGATTTCTGACTTTCTGTAACCCTGTTTTGCTCTCTTTTTAAATCAATCAGCCTACCGATTAAAGCTGCTACCCCTACCGCTAAAAAAGCATAAGGATTTGCCTTAACAAACTTACCTAGAGAAAGTAGCGATGCAACGATTTTTTCATTCCAAACCACCTGTAATTTCGACCAGGCAACATCCGCTTTTTTATAAGCGATCAAAGCGAGCAATGTCACACAGGTACTTGCTAACGCACCCTTGTATTTAACCAACCAATCAATCAATGCCGGAGCCATACTAAGTAATTTAGTAGTCCATCCCGTCAACATATTGAGAGAGGGATTTAATTTTTCCATTAATTCAATGCCTGTCTCTCTTATTTTATTCTTCAGCTGAGCCAAACGCGCCTCGTTGGTTTCAGAGTTAATTGCCGCCTGTTCCATGGCCACGTTAGTACCGGTCACCGCCTTGGTATAATATTCAACTTTGTCAGCACCGTCTATCAAGGTCTGTGCTACCGTGTAGGTTTCTGCACCAAAACGCTTCACGATTTCTTCTGTAGATAGTTTTTGTAAGTTCTTCAGAGCCGTTTGCAAGCCCACTATCTTGGGATTTGTCTCATCTGCTCCCGTCTGTAGGCGAAGGAAAAACATCTTCAGTCCAGTACCAGCCACCTCATTCACAATCCCTTTCTCTGCTAGAGTCTCGATGCTACCTACCAATTGCTCAATGGGAACATTAGCCGTAGAAGCGGAAACACCAGCTTTAGTGACGGCTGCCGTAATGCTCTGTACAGCTGCGGAACCGTATTTGGACCCCGCAGCCATCACATTGGCATAGTCGGCCGCCTTCTCGGATGATGCCCCATATTGGTTCATTGATAACGTAACCGCATCAACCGCTTCTTTTAAATCCATCTTGGCAGCCTTGGACAAACGCATCGCCTCAATGGTCACGGCATTCAACGCCTCTTTATTACCCAACAAATCCGGTTTGGCAGACCCTACCAACATATATGCCTCAAGAATCTCTTTACTGGACTGAGTAACCCGAAGTCCAGACTTGTGCATCGAAGTAGACAATATCTCGGCCTGTCGGGCAAGCCACTGAATGGATACATCATCCAAACCGGTAAGAGCCTTCAGATTGGCTGCCGACGCCTCTTTATCATCACGATCTTTGCGCATTTTGTTCAACGTCATGGATATACCGGTAATGGCAGCTATACCGGATGCCGCCAACGCCCCCCATTTGGCAAATCCATTATTAAACCGGGTCAACCACCCCTCAGATTCTTTAATTTCATCATTTACTTTACGAATCTCCGCATTGACCAACTTGAGTTGTGCCTGGTACTTCTTCCACTCTTCAGAACCTCGGGCTATGTGACCGGAGTTCAACTTAGCATTGATATCTTTCAACAGCCGTCGAAGTTCTTTTGGAGTGGCCAAACCAATATTGTTCATAGCCGCATCAATATTCCGAGCGTTATCCCTCATAGCGCGCAATGCTATATTGGTCTCTTTCAGATCTTTTTGTAACTGCTTGACTTTTTTGGTATCACCCGCATTTTGGGCTTCAACAATTCTGGCTTTTAAAGAGAGCGCATGTTGTTCCATCAATTGCATCTCTTTTCTAGCCTGCTCCCCATTCACCTGGAGTTCAACGGTCGCTTTTTCATGTATAGCCATCTTTTTTTATTTCAAAAATAAGGTTATAAAAACAGCCAGTAAAAGACAAGAAAAACCCGACTCATCACGAGCCGGGGCAGTCCAATTTATAAATTTAAAGTCTTATGATGAAGATTGTCTGTTGCGCCAATGCTTTCGTATTATCAGCACAACGACAAGCAAAACTGTTACACAAACACAGGCAAAACCGATTTGTTTAAGCAAAGTGGATTCTTTTTTATCCTTTACCCCTTCAGTCTTGGTTTCTTCATGTTTGGTGGAAGTGGCTTCCTTGTCAACTTTCACCTCCGTACAGTCTTTGGTTGCAGTTTCCTTCCTTTTATTCTTGCTGAAATCACCTTCCACATGACCGTCTGCCAATAACGGAGGTTTCCCGGTCAGGCTATCGGGTGGTTTTCGGGTATCATAGATACAGAAATCAATCACATAGTTACTATTAGTAGTAATGAGTTCGCTCAAAGAGGTACTTGATCCGTGTACGATGTTGACAGATTCACTGGCGCTATCTTTGCTGATTACTTCTACATCGGACTTGACAGCCTTATGCGAACTGCCACATGATCCGAACAACAGGAACAAACACATGAAAGGAGCCAGCAATATATGTCGGCTTACCCAGTTCATAACTCTAACCAACATAGTCTACAACTTAAGAACTTGCATCCTGTTATTTCCGTCAGCCCGATAGCTGACGTGCACCCAAGCGAAGTTAGACTCATCAATCAATTGATCATAGGGCAGGTTCTTGCGGATATACTCAAACAACAGCTTGTTTTGCTGGCGGTCGCCAGTGTCAATATCAGCAGCTTCCCCCACCATGTGCTGCGAGGTCTTACTTCCCTTGACGGCCGCATTAAGTTCCGGACAGCGATAACCACTGTTTACTGTTATAGGCTTTCCCCACCATGTGCGTAACGGGTCCAGTACGTTGTCCACCAAGGCAGTCAGAGCAGTCACATGCTCCTGTCTGCATCTGTTATTGATACCCAAGCGGTCAGCAGTCGTTGACTTGCAGAGTTCCGCAATTGTAAAATACTTCATTTCTTATCCTCCTTATCGTTTAATTTATCCACTAGATGGTTAAACTTGGTTGTTACATAAACTCCGATACCAAATATGCCTCCGGCATACATCAAACATTGAGCAAAAAACCACAATACGGATTCATGTATCTGACCTGTCGGTTCCACAATAAACCCCGCCACAGACAAACCAACACCGGACATTAACATACCTACCGCTGTATAAATCTGCACTTCCTCTTTTGTTTCTTTCTTCATGATATTTTTTTATGCCGCTTTATAAAAACAGGCACAAACCAACCAATAAATAACAATATAAAAAAAGACAAGAAAAATTGATTATAAAGCTTTCTGCTAAACCCAATAGTAGAAATCTAGTAGAAATATTAACATACAAACACTTATTTCTACTGAATGTCTACCACTATTCAATAAAATGATATTATCAATTGATATTCAACTTATCATCCAAGTTCCGGCGGAACTTAGGCGAATAATAGAATACAATATGGTAAAAATGCATAAACTGACCAAGGGTGGACAAACCATTTACCCGGCTACTATAACTGATGCGGTGGTTAACCCCAAAACGCGTAAGAGTCTGACTACGGAAATATCTGAATTACATGCAATGAATGTTATTATAGACATTCAAAAAAGTCTCAATATTAGTTATAATACTTTTGGTGAGTTAATAAAGTCACAAGAGTTAAAGTCCTATCTACGTAATACATATACAGATTTGTCAAGGTATAATGTGATTATGACATTTAGAAACATGCAAGGCGTGACCGAAACATATCAGTATAAGGGATATAACATTGATGTTAATTATATATCAGATGCGTCATATTGGGAACGATTGGACAATAGCCTAATGGTCGAATCAAATGCGTATTCGAATATAGCTGAAATTAGCCTAATAGGTGAAAACAAGTATATAGACTTTAATACAGGAGAAGTTAAAACATCTAACAGTAAAAATCATGCTGTTTATAAGACAGAATGTTCCGCTGGGAATATATTTATATATAGAGGTACAGTCTTGTATTCCGGTAGTTACCACAGAGCAGTCTATGCATTTTATAAATCAAGCTCTGATTTTAATAAAAATACGTTGATTTCTATTAAGGAAGCAGACGAAAATACCCCCTTATATTTTGAAAGATTAGAAGTTCCATCGGAAGCGAAAACATTGCTTGTGTTCTGTTTAAACTCCGATTCTATAAAAACCAAGTTTATGTTGACCAAAGAGTCAATTAAACAAGAACGACTATTGCCGGGTGATAGAATATTAATATCTGGAAACATTATCTCAGTTGACGATCAGGATCTATCGACAAGGCAGGAACTGTCAGACTTGGATAAAAAAAAAGCTGATATATCCATAGAAATGGTCAATCCAATAAATTGGTGGAATAAGAACAGCAAGATTGGTTTTTATGATGCAAATACTGGTGAATTTAAAGAAAATGAAAGTTATCTTTCGTCTGAGGTTATAACTGTAAGCGCCGGTAATATAATCCAATGCGGTTATTTTCTTTCGGTATCAGATGGAATTGGAGTTAATTGGGTTAAGTATAATCCAAATCAATTTATTACGCTTTGGCATTCTGACGGCAGGGTTGAGCGGATAAACAATACCGCCTTCCCTTCGTTCCCATATCAAGTTGAAGAGAATTGTAAGATAGCTTATACTTGGTATAAGGGGAATGTAGATGTGAACGATTTTGAGATGAACAAACAATATGGAGTGCTTATGATATCTGATGATACCCCCACTCGTTACGAAGAATACTTTATTCCGTATGAGCAAAAAAAACTGGCACCTGATATTATCGTAAACGGATCAGATACGTCAAAATTTGCAACTAAAGAAGATCTGGATACTAAGCAGAATAAATTAATTGTAGGAAACGGCATATCATTGTCGGAAAGTGGACAGATATCTTTGACTCAGGCAGGTAGTCTGTCCTTAATGCCTAATCCGACAATATATCGTCTAAACTATCAAATTGAAAGCCGTAAATCTTCCGACAATTATCCGTCTCTTCCATTAATTAAGGATGCCAAAGAATTACTATTCGTTTTAAATGGGAAGATTAATCCAGCAGCCTTATTCTTGTTTGGCAAGCATCGTATTGGAATAGATCAAACAAGTTATATCTATTCAGTTGACAAGACAGTAACCTTATCAGGACAGAGAGGTGGAATTTTACCTTTAAAATTCATGTTCAATGGAGACGCTATCGAATTAGGGCACAGGGGAAAAACTGCTATCAGTATACTTGTCAACGAAGGAAATGGCTGGATGAGACTTGGAGAAAAGGCTATTGATATATTGACAGAGAATGGATGGAGGAGCTATACACAGATTAAATTTGCTAGCGCGATTGAACGTGAAATCATAATAGAGAATTCATCATTAGTGTATTCGCTACGGTATTCTAATTCCTATACAGTGTCTGAAGTAACATTAAAACAGCCTCTGGCTGTTATTGCGGGAAGTAGCATTACAGAAGCTACGGCAGGAGGTGAATTTGCTCCAATGGGATGGGCATCAATATGTTGCTGGCACTTAGGAATGGAGTGTATAAACATAGGAGTTGGACAACGCGGACTTGTAACAGATACGGATTCCAGACCGTCTATTTCCTCTGCCATAGATGATATTACTTATTTTAAAGATGCGGATTATGTGTTATTAGGAGGTGCTATTAATGACCAATATGATGACGGTTATCGTAATAGAGTTAAAACATTTGTTGAATCTTTAAAAAAATCAATGCCGTCATCGCATATTATACTGCTTGGAGAATATACCCCACAGCCTGATTCTAATATATCAGGGAACACCCATGAAAAAAGAAATGAGGCTTTAAAATCCGTAGCAAGAGAATGTAGTATTCCATTTATTGACATGCAGAACAGTGAGGTATATAATCATATCCGTACTATAATTCGGAAAGATACCCAATGGATCAGTGGTACTTTTTTGGACAGTTCATCTGACGCTATGTCTCAAGAAGGGAATTGTGACTTGATATATCATCACGAAAATGGAAGTATAGACCATACTCACCCAGGCAGAATAGGGCATCAATATATAGGGACTCGAATGGCTAATGCTATGCTTGAGATATTGAAATATTTGTAGAAAATAGATTAAAAGTTTGAAATCACTCAAGGTGTAGACTTATGTTATGAATGGTAGACCATTATATAACTATAATGTAAGGGCTGATCTTGGTGTAGGTCAGCCCTTATGCTTAAAACCATTCCGCATCCGGATGCACTTCAACAGACAGACGGAACATTATTTTAGTGATTAACTTTTTAATTATCATAATTTTACATTTTTGTATCTTCGATGTAAGGATTGGTTAGATCCATAAGAACATATTGAATTAAAGCATCAATAACAACGTTAGCTATCTTCATGCCTCCTGCGGAATTTGGATGAACCTGGTCTTGCAGATACGTTGTGATATTAAGCGTTGATATCCCACTTAATGCATTTACATCAATTACGGGGACGGAATATATTGCACATACTTCTCTAATCACACTCCCGTAATCTTGTATCGTTAATCCTATATTATTTTTATAAGGATAATCAGCATTATTATGAGAGTTGTAAAAATTATGTGGTATGCAAGCGAATATCTTGGCATCCGGCAATCTTTTGATAATCTTTCTCAACATTAGCCCATAGGCGTATTTTAAATGATTTTCGTCCTGATCGTCAAGCTCCCCGATTTGGGCATTTGCCGTGATATCATTAGCGGAGGCATATATGACTAATACATCCGTATCGGTCGGAATAGTATTTATTCGACCGTCACCACACATATTATCCTGTATAGTGATAGTTCCTTCTTCGGGATGAGCGGCATTATAGTAGCCATTTTCGTCCACTTTCTTGGTTTGTGGGGAAATGGATGTAACCTTGGAGCCTCCGATACCTCGGCAATAATGTGTTGAGAATTGAAGATATTTCCACACATACTTCTGCCACGAGATCAGTTCTACGATCGAATCTCCAAATGAACAAAATTTCTTCCCCTTATACGCCATATTGATTATTTCATCTCTATCTAACTTTACATTTCTCACATTTTGCGGATTGCAAGGGTAATAATTCAACGAGACAAACGGGGAGTCCACACTGTTGAAATTAAAAATTATATATTCCCAATTTTTTTCACCTGTCATCACCTCCCTAAAGGTTTTTGTTTGACTGCCCCTATACCCAATCCACGTACCATCTGCTGCATACACGGCGACTGAAAATGCATTGGTAAAAACAGATGTTATGTTGTCAACGATTCTAATCAATCGTGTAGTATTATAAGCTTCGTTTGACTGTAACGATCCATTTACATTATTATACCCATCAATAAGATTATCATTTGTTATCAGATTTTTATCTAAATAAGTTTCAGGAAGCTGTGTTATACCGAATTCAAGCGGAATAAAATTCTCATTGAATGATAGATAATAAAAATCTCTTGCGTTATTATTCCAAGCCCTGCAATATGATGCTTCTGATGGTATCTCTCTTTTTGAGATATTCTTTCCCGTTGAAGCACCCATATTAACCGTACCAAGCAGCGTGCCATTATCTCTATAAAAATAAACCGAATATGCATTGGTATAGATATACTCTTCTCCTGCCGGTATATCAATTCTTTCTATAACAATCCCATTCCCATTTACAATATTTCCGGCTCCGTCTATTGTCTTATTGGCGAGCAAAAGTTCGTCATATACCTTGTTGATTGACACATCCTGCAACATGTGTCGTATTGTCATCAAGTCGTTTTTAACCTCTTCAAGAGAGTCAATGGTTAATACTTCGATCCAATTCTTGTCATTTATCCAATTTGAATTCTCTACACTATCAGAATTATATATTTCAATTATAAACCTGTCTTCGTTTTGATACGATAAAATGAATCCTTTTTTTCTGTTAATACTGCTTATCGACAACCTCGTATTAGATTTGTTTGCATTATACACGACAGAATCGTACATGTAAGAATCAAGCGGTATATAATTACTCGTTTCAGAATAGTACAGATATACCCTATATCTGTTTGTCAAATCTCTATAAGTAAAAACCAATCCGATTTTTTTATTGTAAGTATTCGGCAGAGCATTTCGAGCAGCATCGGGCGTGTTGTAATTATTGCCGGTTATTGCCGTGACATTGATAAAGGGAAATTTGGTCGATGGCAGCAATGGGCACCAGAATAAATCATCGCTCCAGTATTGATCATCCATAGATGTTCCTATATACATTTCAACAGTGAGTTCCCCAGTTGCTCCATTCCTATAACTTAAAATCTTTCCTGTACTTCTATTTTCTTTTGGGATGCCAAGTCTGGTTTTTGAAAAATCCGTATCAAATTGTGTTGAAATGGCACTTCCTTTATTTAACCCCGATATTTCTGTAGTCAGACTCTTACGCGTTTTGGGATTGACCACCGCATCATAGATAGTAGCCGGGTAAATGGTTTGTCCACCCTTGGTCAGTTTATGCATTTTTACCATATTGTATTCTATTATTCGCCTAAGTTCCGCCGGAACTTGGGACGTTGTTATTTTATGTAATTATTTATTAATCTTAAAATCACTCAGCACATCATCATACTCCTTATCTGACAGAGATACGCTCTGCACCGCATTGTATGCGGCATAATCCGGATAGGGCATGATCTCTGCTGTGCTCTCATCCGTCTTGCCGGAAACGAGGATAACACCTGTAATCTCCACCGATACAAGATTGCAGATACCTTCGGCAAAATCAGCATCAGAAAGATAGTATTCGCGTTTGACCGACAGAGTGCCGGGACGAAGTCCATGCCTGTCAAAAATGACCAACAGACTACCATCATCAAGCCTACGGCAGTTCTTGTACCCGTGCCCGTCAAACTCCGCAACAACACATCCCGACAGGACTGTACGATAAGTGAACCGGAAGGGAGTATTCACATCCCCATTCAAGTTCTTCTCTATGATCTTAAAATCGGACTGATAATTAATTCTCATAATACACTATAATATTGATGTTACATCATCTATCTCCTCGGCTGTCAAGATGCCGGAAAGGTCAACACTTCCACCGCCTCCGGTTGTTCCTGTAGGACTCCATTTCCCCTTTATCTTGCAATCATATATAGGACCGGGTATGGTATCCCCCACGACAGCCCAGTCGCCCACAACTGGAGATGGGACAGCAGCATGCAATGCTTCTTCCGTAGAAAACAATCCCTTGTTGCGGACACTGTTCTGCTTGACCTTATCAATCTCGGTAGAAGTCTTACTAAAATTGTAGTTAAGCCGATCTGCCGCCTCACTCCAAGTACCTGTTTTATTGATCGAATTAAGTTCCATATCACTTTATTTTATTTGGGCAATTGGTTTTGATCCCATACAATCTCAGAACCTTTAACCATAATTATGCGTCCTCCCATTATCTGGGTCTGATATATATAACCGTCACTTCCTTTTTGCTCGACAACCATACTGTCCGGGCGGAAATACAATACATCATTACTATTCGGGTCAAGCATAGAAACCATGGGAATCAACCCTTTCAGTCCGTATATGCATGATATATCTATCAGGGAGGCGTTCGTATTATCACGCATCTCTATTGAGGGGATTCCATATTCATTTTCCGGCTCAATGCTTATTGTATAGCCATTTGAAGACTTGACTTTTACTTTTCCAACAAATTCAGGATTTCCATCTGCATCCCATTTGATGTTCCCATTGGCAAGCTGCCCGGAACCATCCTCATTCAACAGTATCTTACCATTGGCTATTTCAACTTTTCCCCGGAAATATCCGCCCAAAGCATAGATATATCCTCTCAAGAATACATCACCGCCATGAGTGGCAACGAAGTTTGCCATGTTCGCCCATTCCGCATCCGTAGGCTGGTAATTAGGATCATTACGGAACCTCATCACGGTAAGAATCGCCTGTTCAAGTTTTCCTCCTGCCCAAAATGCCACATCATCATCATCATTGTATATGCCGCTAACTCCGGCTGTGACCTTCTGCATCTTACCATCCTTGTAGTTGCCTAGTTGGATCATATTGGCCAATATCAAACCGCCAAGGATATCCACAGATCCATCCTTAATCGCACTTGCGATATAGTTAATTGCTTGAAATCCGGCTATGGACTTGTCATTATCAAGAATTGAAGGCTTCCAATCGGTAGCGATAGTTCCACGCTCTAGCTGAAGGTCACAAACGGTTGCGGTACCACTGATGAGAAATATACCACTGCCATTGAAGGTGATCTTATGGGTATATCTCTGATAAGAGGATGTGAGAGGTTGAGAAACACTGAAAGAGCCGCACAAAACAGCCACAGACGTACCCTTTGCTTTATAACTGATAACATAACTTTCTCCTTTAATCAATGACACGGATTGGGACAAACTACCGATTGCAGCAGAGTACCCAGAGCCGGCAGCACTATCTGCGGATACGGTAGCCACACCCGTCCAATACTTTAATTGCTTGCTGAAAAGTTCGGTGTCCGCCAACAATTGAGTATCAGAGGACAATATTTCACTTTCATAATCTCCAGTAAACCCGGAGTTACGCAACAGATTGACACTTCCGACAGCCGCATTGTCTATCGCATCCTGAGCCTTTTGGGCCAGATCGGCAGCCGCCTGTATCTCATCCGGAAGACCTTCCATATTACGCCATCCGGTGGAACCTTGTTCGATATGAAACATACCCTTGATATCAACACCGCCTTTCTGGCTATAACGGATGTAAGTGCTCTCATCCTTGGCACCGATATAGGCATCACCATACACATTGATATAAGCGTGTCCGGTGGACTTGTCAAAGCCCAGCCCGATGACTTCTTTCCCGGCAAGAGAGAAAGAGTTGATACCTTGATAAAAAATAATGGAAGGCGAAGTTTCATTAACAGACGAAAGGATTATAGCTGCCTGACGGGTGATATCCGTCAAATGCCCAAGCCCGATGATATCATCACCGGCAGCCGGAACATCACTGTCCTTGTCAGCATTGGTTTTGCTCAAGTCAATATAGTCAGATCCTACACCTGTCACCTCACGCCAATAGTAGCGGTTGGATACATTGTGGGATGTCCCTTCTTTAATGTTAAATTCTTGGGCTAATGCTAATGTACCTACTGTAAATTCGTTATTGATTGTCACTCCATCAACTTCTGACAAAAAGAAACAACGGTAGCTCTCATCAAGTTCCTCCACCCTGACACACTTCATACCGGCCGGAGATATGATCTGTTCACCACCTACATGCGTCTTCTTCTTTACTTCAAGCTCGTCAAAGACAGCCTTAATCTTCACATACAAGCGGTCAACAACGGCTTGTGTCGTACCATCTTCCAATACAGTCCAACCGCTACCGTTTTTACCAATCAAAAAAACCTTCAGGAACGTTATCAGCTCATTGGCGATATCTTCTTTATCTTTACGAAGAAAATATTTTTCAAAATCAGTTATATCAGCACCTGCATCAATCATGGCCAACAACAAAGAACCGACACGCAATGCCGTATTCGCTCCGGCATTACGTTCATCCCTTATCTGCTCCGCCAATTTTTTTAATGTGTCTTTAATATCCGCCATTTACTTTTTTATTCCAAAGTAACAACAAAGCCAAAAGCCGTAAAAAGACATCATTTCTTTTGATGATGCCCCCATAAATGCGAACGCATGGAGGTGCTGCGCTTGTGATTCGCCTCTTCAATCTTCTCCGCAAGCAGACCACAGAACTCCTCACCATACATGTATGCCATCTGCTCTTTCAAGACCATGACCGAAGCAAAATAGGCACGTGAGAACCATTCACGGGGTTTGCGAGGTTCACCTGAGGTAATCTTGCCGGATTTTTGTCTGTGCACATAATTCTTGCCTCTCAAATCCGGATTCAAAAACTTCAAATCACCCTTGTTATGCCCTCTATGCCCGTCATTATACAACTGGCCGTCGATCTCATATCCCCGCCCCGTACCACAATCCTGATAAATGCCATATTCCATAAACTTATGCTGTATCACCGTCAGTTCACTGCTGCCCATTGTCACATTCTCCGTAATATCATTGTGCAGTAACACCGTATCAACCACGTGCAGTCTCATGATCTTCTCCCTCCAGATAGTGACCATCATCTCGGCCCACGCCTTCTTATACTTTGCCCGATCTTCAGCCGTGGACTTCGGCCTGTTCTCATTCCTCCCACTCATCACTGTCATAAATTAGAGATACCGGTTCGGAAACATCAATCATAAAATACAGGCCTGTGCATCCGGAAATAAAGTATTCACCCAGTTCGCGTGAATACACATTATCCGTATTCAGGTACACCAGTTCGTTATCCAGATTCTCACGGTCAACCAGCATCCTGCTGTGCACCTGGCGGAACAGCTGCCGGCACACCTCCAGTGCCGCTTGGCGTTCCGCCATATCACTGATACGGTACCGCATCATGAGAAACACGGTAAAAGTACGCTTTTTAAAATATCCTCCGGAACGCTTCTCGGTCACTCCGTCATTCGTATCATCTACCGCGAAAAAAGCGGATTCGCGCCGAAGGTTCTGAAGAACCTCTTCAAGCGAGTTTATGCCGGAACAGACACACGGATAAAAAGCGTGAGCCTTGGCCAATTTGTTTTTTTTGCACATTCCTTTAAAATAGGACAGCGCATCGAATAAATTATTTGCATCCATATCTCTGTTGTAACTCCTGTGCCTCGCGGGCCTTCTCATTCAGTTCGGTCAACGCCCGCCAGCAATCCATCTGCAATACTTCTCTCTCCTTTGTGATATCCCCGCCTGTCAATGCCCGAATCTCCGCATTGACGAGTTCAAGCATATTAAAGGCTTCACCCTCCAGTTGTTCCGGAGGACGGAACAGATAGGGAAAGCATTTTGTAAAATGATTCTTAACCGATGCAATCCACAAAAACACGGACAGCAGTTCTTCTTCCGAAGGATTGAACCGGCGGGGATGCCGCCCTTTGCGATCCACGTACAACAAAATTGCCATGGAACGCAGAAGAGCGTTATCGCGCGTGTGTAAAAAGCCCTGATAATAATTCTCAATACTGACATACTCCTTAAACGGAACATCATGCAACCGGGCATCCACCGACCGGAACCTGCCGATCCGCCACAAACAGAAAGGCATATCACCCGGACGCTCGATAAAATCCAGCATGTGCAGGAAAGACTGTACTTGCCACGAATGAACAAAGAACCGAACCTTTTTCCATCCGTTGCGAACAGAACAAACCCACCCGTCCTCCTGTCTGCGCAATACAGTGATTCCCAGCAGCCGGACAAAGATATATGTCTTTGCCGTGACCGGATCAAAACGGGTCATGATATAACACACATAACGCAATTGCCATTGCTCCAGCTTGTGCCATGCATCCGGCAGATGGAAGTTGATCAACCTATCCCCAAAAGTAGCAGGTGTCTTCTTTTTCATTTTTATAGTATTCAAAATGTTTTACCTTATACGCATCGCTATCCTTATACGCCGGAAAATCGTCCGGACACCTCTCCAACAAGTTAACCACATTCGCCAGTTCCACGCGGAATGCCGGCAACTGCTTGTTGATCCAAGAACCTATCGCCCTACGGAGCGCACAAACCAACGGTATCTCAGCTTCAGCCAGAGACTTATGCCGGATTTGTTCAAGCAAATGATCAAATAAAACTGCGGATATCTCGCGCCGGATATATTCTTCAGCCTCGCTGATTTGCGGACGAAGTTCGAGCAGATCAGTACGGATGGCTGTCGGTCGGCCTGCAAAATCACGCACATGGGCACCGGTATAGTAAAGGGAACTGATCACCAACCGGGCACAAACTGAGGAAGACCAAGCGTCATCACCAGTCATGCCCTCAATAATACAGTCCAGCGCATAATCCGCTTCACGCTGTATCTGCACGCGCAACGATTCAACCCGGTCACGTGATGCCGGAGATATATTCTGGTTATTGACAATACCGAACCCCGTATCCGTCAGTATCAGATCCAGCCCCGGGATCGCCTGATAAAACGCATCAAGACAGATATAACGGCACACATCTTCTTTAACGGGCAGCGTATCCACATCCGTATCACTCCCCAGCACCGTGCCGAAGAGCTTATGTTCAGCCTGTTCAAACCGATCTTGTATCGCATCAAACACATACACGTTTGCCGAAGCGGCTGCAAAAACGACCTTCTCAAAAGTCTGTTTATCAATTATCATCTTCATCGTTGTTATGGTTTATCCGGTTAGCTGTCGTTGATTTGGCATCGGTATTCTGATCCAGAGTCGTGAGCAGGATCATCGGCACATCCGGATAGACCTTCTCACCCCATCCGTTATAATGAATCACCACGTTATGCGGCATGTACATCAGATCATGAAAGGCAATCTCAAGCGACTGCTTGAGAGTAAACAGCTCGCGCTTGTCAGAACCGGAGTTATTGGACTGTGACTTGCCCGGAGTGGCCCCCACCAGATTGGGATGAATATTATCACCATAACAGGTGATATTGGACGCCTCTTGAATATCTTCAGACCAGTCGCCACCCTCTTTAGTCGTATCAATCACATTGATACGCACCATACGGTTCTCCTTGCCGTTAGGATCGATGTAATAACCGGTAATCCAGACCTTGCCGGAATTCTCGATGCCGGACACAAAATTTTTAATATTCTCTTTTTCTTTCTTAATGCGCTCCAGCTGCTTTACAGGCTCGGTTATGTGCTCTTCAGCCAACAGATTGGACCAAAAATCCTTGTGGACTTCAACCTGGTACTTAACCGTCGCATGATTCTTCAGCTTGGCTTTTTTCCCCTTACCAATCAACCGCTTGATGTCAAACCAGTCGCCTCGAAAAATAGAAGTATAGTTGGGTAACGGATAGTATCGGCAGCCGGGTGTCGGAAAACGGACCAAAATGGCAAACTTGCGGTCTTTGGTGGGTATAGACTTTTTTCCGTCCTTGCCGGGTTCACGCCCCATCCGGACCTCCAGATCACCCAACGGGTCTTTTTCGTCAAGCAGCGGCAGCACCTCGATCTCATCCTCACGCAAGGCCGACTTCCGGAAGTTGCCATAGAAAACATGATTGATACGCCCCTTGTCATCCGCCTTTTCAAACCGGCAATAACAGGCCTCCTTGTGCCGGAGCCTGACAATCCGGGAACCGTCAACAGACAGTATGATCACCGACACACAGAAAAAATAATACTTCATATCTGTCGCCTGTTCAAGCATGAAGGAAGGTATACTGTTATGCAGCATCCATTTTTTAATTTCCTTATCAACAGTCGGTCTGCCGGTATCATAGTCATTATACTTCTGCCCGGCACCGTAACAGGTAAGCACATTGAACAACTTGTTCTGAGACATCACCTCGTCAACCCCTATCAACCTGATCAGCTCATACGGTAGCCTGTTGTCAGCGCCCCAGTTCACGTATTTATAACCTTTCGCCCCCGGCAACGTCGTCGAGGACACATCTTCGCCATCCTCGTCAAAAACCGCCGAACTGTCCTCGACCGTCTCCATGGATGCCTGCACGCCGGATTTACCCACCTCAAACACGCCTGAAGGGATATAGTCCAGCCGCACCCTGCTGTTTGTCTTATTTTTCATAAATAAACCTCCATACCATTAATTGAAAACAATGTGATATCACGCAACCTGCGCGGCAGTCCGGATTTGGGACACTTGACCAGATGCGTGCCTCCCCGCCAATGGGAACCGATACAGATCACCCCCTTGTACTCAATGATGTCACCTGTGGACAATTTCCAGACACGCAAATCAACCGGCTGTCCGGATTCCAGCAGCCGGATGGCATCAAGCCTATGTATTACCTTTATGCCCATATCACTCAAACGTATAATCAAATGTATTATCAAACACACGTCCGGCACGCGGCAACTGCAAGATATTGTGATTACGCTGCGCATACCGATAAGAGAAAGTAAAGAACGGCAAATGATCCGGATCGTTGCTGCGCTTCGATTCCGACTCGGTGATGGTAACCTCCTTGCCCACTGTCGTACCGTCCAGCAGATAAATCTCTTTAGATCGGAACAAATCATCAAGCCACAACGCCATCTCATGTGTCAACACACCCGTATTGGCCTTGAACACCTTGGTCTCATCAATCCGATAATTACGGAACATGCCATTAGTGTAAGCGGTGGACCGGACGTATTCCGGCTCCAACGCATGAGTTCCGGTACAGTAAACCGTCTCCTGGCACCCGAAAGAATTGGTGAACAACAGAACCGGAGCGACATCGGGCGCATCAGGATCGAGTGAGAAGGTCTGCGTCCGTACTCCGGCATGAATAATATAGCGCACCAGCTCGAAGCCCGGTTTGACCAACAATTCGGGAGAAACTTCTACCGTAACGATCTTGTCCGTATCTGTCACCTGCCGCAAACTCACCTCACGGGTAGACAAACCGTCTTCGTCCCGGTAATAGACACAGGTAGCGGTCACAGGACATGCCTCAGTCGTGACCAGATGCACGAACTCCTTGCGCCCTATCGCCGTAACCTTCTCTCCCATCAGCGTGGACAGAAAATAACCCGCCATAAAATCCGCAGCCGGCATGGAGGACTCGGCAGCACAGAACTGCACCGTAAAGTTTTTATTCTGCTCGGATGATCCGTCCGTTATCCGATAACTGCACCGTTCTATCAGGTTTGTCACCAAATACGGTTCTATCAAGCCCTGCAAATCATTGATGGTTATCCGGCCGGAAGTATCCGGAATGTAAGTTTCGGACAGAATCTCTTTTTCTCCGACCGTCAATGAGAAAACAGCCTTATTCTGATCCGTAGCGAACACCAGCTCGTTCAGTCCGGAACTGAAGGCGTAGGCCGGGATATCCTTTACTAAAACTATCATATAACCTTTTTTTATCACAAAAATAAGGCAAATACCACGGGCAATAAAAGACAAGGACACCCTGTTTCACAACAGAATGTCCCCTATGTAAAATGTATAAAAAAATGTTTCTTATCGACGCATCATCATCCATTTGGGACGATTGTCACTGTCTATATGGATATGATAGCCTGTATCACGCATCGTAGATGCAATATCATTCAAGGACAACTCCACCATATCAGACAAATCATCTTGAATATCTTGTGTGCTTTTCAACAACACACCATCACCATCGGGTTGATCAGCCGGAAGAAATGCCATCAGATATTCAATCAATACATATTCCTCTACACGAGATTGATTGGGAGTAGAATTATTTTTCATGCTTCACCTCCTTTGTAACATAGTCATGCAAAAACGCATCTAATCGGATTAATTGTTCATGATTTATTTCGGATATATCTCCATAATTTTGAGCAAATAAATGGAATTTGATTTCTTTATTACCGTCACTACCTATCTCGACAGTCTTCATTATTGAAAATTCGTCATTCATCGCAAACCTCCTTCCAGCATTTTCGGGTTTGAAGCTTCACAGAAGCGGAACTCGCCGCGTACTGGATAAATATTAACTATAAAAACTGTATTAAATTGATTCTTTTCGGGATAAACTGAGATCTGTATGTAATTACCTCTTAAAACATCCACATGAAGCGGTTTGGTTCTTGGAAACTCTTCATCCAACATGGACGCTTTGGCACGAACAGCCTCAATAAAGGCATCACGTGACAGTTCATCAGGAATCAATACATGAGTGAAAGTGGAAATCCACTGGTTCATAGCCCTGCCTTTATTGTTGACAGACAGGTAAGTTTTGGGTTCATCAATAAAGAATTTCATCTCAGACCTCCTTTCCAAGCAAGATGTAACGACACAACAAACCAAGCCAGGCAAAGCAATGCAGGAACAGCCGACACAAAACCGGCACATACCAATGCAGAAAAAGCTAAGGAAGCATGAGCCATAAGGCACACCTGACGGTTAGACACTGATTCTTCAAGTACGGAAGAAAATAATTGATTTTCACGGTTCAGCCACATAGTTAGGACTGACGATTTGCTCACGACATTTATGTCGGTAGCAGGAATTGAAACTGTTTGTTTCATACTGTATCTGTTGGCATTTTAGGCAGAAAAAGAACGGCTGCCATTTCCCGTGTCGCCAAACAGATACAGATTTCCGCCCGAGAGCTAAAATTGTATGGGAAAGACAGCCGTAGATTTTGCAAACAAGTTGCGACTTCTACAATATCTTAATTATTGGGCATAAAAAAAGCCCATCATATTTCGTTGAGCATTAACCGAAGCTCGCGGCACGGAGAAATACCGTATCTATTTGGCACTACAAATATGAGAATTATATTCGAGAGTGCCAAACTTTATTTAAAATAAATCCTGCTGTTGTGGGATTTTAGTCGATTCTTTATATCGTTTTACCATATCCAGCATTAATTCATCACGATCTATAGCCGCCTGAATACGTTCATTCAAATCAGCTGAATTCTTCTTATCTTTCAGATCTTTTTTATTCTGCAACACATGTCCTCTTGCACGTGAATCCATATAATCAAGTACTCGTTCTTCTGTCGTAAATTTTAGCTTTCGATAAGGAGTATTACTTGCATTAATTTTATCCTCTATCATCTGTATGAATGCATCTTTATCACCCTGTTTAAAACGCTGCATCATATTATCTGATAAAATAACAATCGTAATGTCCTTATCAAAATCTACCAAACGAGCGTATCCACCTACATTACCCAACATCTGCATAAAAATATCTTTCTTTCCAGCTAAACCTGCTGAAATGAAAATCTCTTTTCCATAAAAATTGATATCCCAACTGTCCATGAATATCTTAAACTCTAACGCTTCATACGTTAAGTTTATCATTGTTTTTATTGCCATAATTATTCTTTAATAAGTTCTTTCATTATAGAACATAGTTCTGATTCATAAATTAAACGTATATTTTTACCTTGAGTATTCAATTTCTGTATTTTATCTAATTTGGAAGGACCAGCCCCTTTTCCTACAATCACAATATTTGTTTTACCTGAAATGGAAGTATCTAAATCAGCACCAAATTCTTTTAAAATAGCACCAAGATCATTCCTATTCGGATAAGTTTCAAAAGTTCCCGTTATTACTACTTTTTTCCTGTAAAAAATAGTATCTTTATTCTCTATATCCTCTTCTGATAAAGGTATCAACGTATCATGTTGATATTTACGGTCTCTTTTATCATTCGATAGAATTTCTTTCAAATTATAATGAGCTAAATCATGACAAATACATCCTTGATAACAAAGGTACAATTTGGCACAAGCTTCAGCATCCGCCAACGCATCATGATGATTATCCAAAATAATACCATTATCTTCACAACAAGCTTTCAAATTTTTGCCAAACAATTCCAATGTATCAACATTATTACTCGTCTGCAATCCTGTCAAGTTATAATAATCCATACACCGAGTGATAATATTCATATCAGTAGCCCTATTATGACAGACTAAAGGTAAATCACCAATAAATTCACGCAATATTGGGAATATATCCTTAAACGTTGGCGCATCCATTACCATTTCATCAGTAAGGCCATGAACAAATGTATTTCTTTCACAACGCCCATCTGGTATCGGTTTTATCAAAGAATAAAATTTTTGAGTTATTTTAGAATTTATCACCTTGACTAGTCCCACCGAACAAGCGCTAGTTAATTCTGGAGTCATTGTTTCGAAATCAATCGAAACAAAATCAATGTTGTCCATAGTGTTTTTTATTAAACAATCTATCCCCCATACCGTGCGCTCACCGGAACCACCCGGAACCTGTCTTGCAGATTACACGATATGAGGGATAGAAAAAATCGGTTTATTTTGAGCATTCAAATATGGTGATAAAATTTGAAACAGCAAAAGGAAAATCGTATTACTTAATCAATTTTTCAACATCAAAATTCTCCATTCCAGACAAACATGGCGAATCCCTTATCAAAACGCGCCCAAAGGTATTAGTGTAACCTTAACCCGATTTTACGGATTACGTCTTGAAAAGGGATTCATGTCCTGTTTTACCAGTATTTATGTCACTAAATTTGAGGGCACTGCAAATATAATAATAATATCTGACAATACAAAAGAATACTTTTATTCCAATAAAAAAGCTCCCACCCCGTGGGAGCCTGACTAATCAAGTTGCCTGTCATGCTGTCAAACAATAACTACACAACTGATAAGAACTCTTGACCGATACGATGAATACCGTCAATAATACGTTTCCGCTGCTCCTGGCGCGGAGTACGCAAACCGCTTGCATAATGTGAAAGTTGTTGCTGGTTGATACCCGAAGCCCGTGAGATGGCAGCCAACGAAGTGAACTGCTCGCACTTACGAAGTAAGGCAGCCATTCCCAATTCAACATCAAACTCATAATCACCTCGAACCAGCCAATCAGGAAGCACCTCACCATCCTGCACCAGCCCTTCAATATGCTCACGAACCGCAACAGCCAGTTCATCCATGAGCCCCTCATAGCTTTTGGATGTAGTGACAACCATTCCGCACAACACATTCTCTTCGGTGACCGCACCGAAATTCTTGCCACACCAATCTACTTTTACTTTAATTTTGCCCATAACATATCTTATCTTTTTAGCAGGATGGAAATAACACCCTGCCTGTTTCCAAAGCTACAGGGCAATGCCTTATATTGTATCCGCCGCACGGCGAATGCGGTCAGCCAAATCAACCAAAGCCCCTCGCAGCTGCTCTTTTTCGGCATCGCTGAACTTTTTGCCGTTCGATTCGTCCAATTTTTGGTATATCCATCCGCTTGATTTACCAAAATAAGAGCGAGCCATTTCACGCCATGACAGCACCATCAGAATGTCTTGCAACTTTTGCTTGACAGTCATTTCTTCTTGAACCAATACCACCTTTTCCATATTCAAATCATTTAAAAATTTATTCGTAGTAATGCCTGCCCCAAAGGGCAGGACTTTTTCAGTCTTCTTTCGGAAGGTCCACCATTTGGTCGAAAAGCTCTTGAGCGTACCACAGCAATTGCGGATATCCATTTGGATAAGCATTCTGTAGGTTGCGAATCGCCTCGATCAACTCAGCTTCTTCTGCCGAAAGTTTCATTACTACAGTGTTCATAAGCGCTTAATTTTTGAACACCACAAAGATAGTACGAATTTTCGTATTATCAAAAAAACAAAGTACGAATTTTCATATTATTTTTTATATCATCCCCTCCGTGGTTGAAGGAACGGAAAAATAAAAAATTCCGCTGTCCCGTCGGCTGCCGTCGTGTGAACTTGTGAGCGCGGCGGCAGCCGACGGCAAATTTTCAAGCCTGCCCCTAAAAACAGGCTCTTTCTTCCCTATCACAATTTCCCCTCATCCCTGTAAGAGTAATATGTCCCATTCCCAAAAATCACATGGTCCATTAACTCAACCTCCATCAACTTTCCTGCTTTGGACAGCTTTTCCGTTACATCATCATCCTGCCTGCTGGGGTTGACCGCTCCTGACGGATGATTATGCAAAACCACCATTGCCACCGCACAACAAGACAAAGCCTCTTTCAATACCAACCGTACATCCACCATTGTGGAATCAATTCTACCGATTGATATTCTCTTCCTTTTGATTACCTTATGGGAGTGGTTTATAAAAACCACCCAAAATTCCTCCTGTTTCAAATCGGTCATGACAGGATACATATAATTATATATATCCTTGCTGCTCAATATCTTTTCCGGCTCTTTGTTCTTGCATCTCTTGTATAATTCGATAACAGCTTCGGCTACTTCCCTGCGTGCCGGTGTCAGACTTTCCAAAACTTCTTCAAAAGTCATATTTTCCTGTTTGGAAAACTCCCTACGGTTCGTCACCTTATAAATTAACTCACTCTGATTCAACGCCCTGTAATCTCTATCAAATAATGTATTCATACCCATTTATTTTAATAATGTTCTACCTAAAAAATAACCTCCCAACACTTCAGCACCGAAATTTTCAATCTCGCACGCAAAACGGGCATAAGAAAAGCCACGGGTTATAATATCATCGAAAAGAAGCACCTTTTTTCCGTTAAAAAAATCCCGATTAAACTTAATGATATGCACCGATTCAATATTTTTTCCGTTTTGGTTCTCATGAACGGCAAGCCGTTCCCCCTCAATGGTTATCGCCTTGTATGCGTTGGTAGCACCCGTCAAACGGCACACCTCTTCCGCAAATTCCTCATAACGGATAGCATTCGCCACCGCCGTACAGGCAGGAATACAGGCAAATGTTATCGTATCACACAAACTACCGAACTGCGCCCGTATCTGCCTAGCCACCAGTTCCGCCACCTTGCCGCTACGTCTGCCGTCCTTAAAATCCCATATCAATTGCCGTATCTGCCATTCCTTTTCGGTAGCTTCGTACTTTATCGGCAAATAATCGAAAAAAGAGATTATCGGCTTTTGCCACTGTTTCAAATAGTAATCGTTGATTTTCTGTGCCATAATCATATCATTTAAATTCTTGAACTTGAAGCCCGGAGGGTGTGAGCCTTTAACCTCTTTCTCCCTGCCTGGAGCTTTTTTTTATTCCGTCGCTATCGCTCGGGGTATGTTTCGCCTTTATGCTGCATCAGAAGGTGTTACAGGACACATAAAGACAAGTTTTCAGAAAAACCAACGGCTTGAATACTACCCTTCAGGGTGGAGATTTTTTTCAGAACAGAGCCTGAACTTGGCATGTGGCATGGAACATTTACCTTCGCAGTATAAAGGAGATACATATCACGGGGGAGAGCGACAAACAAGGGCGACAGGCAGGAAAGAGAGAAAGAGACAAACCACATCAAAAGAACTAACGAGTGTTCTTTTACCGCTGCTATCGTGCGTGCGAAAATCCGGTATTCGGCTATAATGAAAGCATAGCCAGCGGATTTTCGCACGCACGATAGGGTGATAGCATATTGGAAAACAATGAATTACATTTTAAAAAGCCCTGTTTTTACGCTGAAAATCTCAGTTTTCCAGTGCTCAAAAAAATGATTGCCTATTTACCAAGCATTTACAGCCTTTTTCACCCGCACTTTGTGCGGAACTAGCGAAGCGTACCCCCCACCGCGCTATCGAAGAAATCATTACCCACCCCCAAAAAGCAGCGGAATATGTAACTTATTATTACCAAGCGGACGGTATGCCGCAAACTAGGACAAAAAAACCGCACATCATATGATGCACGGTAATGAGATATACACTTCGGTAATCTCTACAACGCGGAAGTAACAAACAGGTTGATATGGGTATGTGGAAATTTCTCACAACCGATACACAAGGTATCAAACGCATCGGAGCCATCGGTACGCCCTTCAAGCCGGTCCTCCTCCGTTTCCGCCAGCTTCTCACCCCGTTTGTCCTTGCCCCCATTGTACACACCTGCCGTCTGGATGGATATCAGCAGATCTTCATTATTCTGCTCGTTAAAGAAAGGTATAAGATTCGCCTGTCCGGACAACATACGGTTGACCAGCAGATATTTCTCAATGTGACTCATAGGCTTGCCTATATACACTTCATCCACCTGCCAGCCACGCTTGCGGAACTCATGCGCAATAACCCACCTGAAATCCTGATCATTGACTGCATAATTGGAACCCAATGCCGTACTGTCATAGTAAAACACCACCTTCTTACGCTTGTGATGCCGGTAATAAGTACAAAAATCATCCACCAGTTCAGGCAACTTACGTTCGTACTTTACAAAGAAGGACTTGAGCACTCTCAGCTTGCGCCCCTGCGGCTGTCCTGCCACCAGCCAGTTGATATTCGCATTGTAATCGAAAGCTATGCAGATGGGCATTTGAGTCTCCACATCGGCATCAGCCAACGAAGTGGGAACCTTGAGCTTGTCAAACTTGTACTCCAAACTGTCAAGGTAGGAAAAGTTGGTAGCACTGTACTTGTGACCGGAACGCAACGAAGAATAGAATCCGTCACGGGTGATGCCTATGCGCTTGCACAGGATAGCCGTCATGAAGGTCAACGGAGGCAGGTCACGTTTCATGTCATTAACCCACTTCTCACCCAACACCTGCATGTTCCAGATACTTGAATATTCCTTGTACATGACCGCTACGGAACGCATCCGACACAGATCACGTGAAAGAGTACGGAGATAAGAACGCAGATAAGCAGGTATCTCCTTACCTGCCGCAACCAGCTTCTTGATTTTATCTTTGGTCTTCCATATTTCAAAAACAGCGCCCTGTATCACCTCAATCAGTTCGGGATCACACTTCTTCTCATAATCCAGGAACCAAGACCCTTTTTTAGTGACCGGCATATCAGAGGAGATCAACATGCCATGGTGAAAAAAGTGATGCCCGAAGTGCTGCTTGTTACCACGATTGGCCGGAAGTGTCTCATCCTTCAGCTGTTCGAAGTCAATAAACTTGGCCTCGTCAATATCCAGTGCGTCATAAGAATGCGAGTTGGATGTACCGCTCCGGTCCTGAGAAATGATATAGCCGATTGATCCGTTATACAAGGATAGAATATTCTCCCAGTTATCGGGTTCAAAAATAGGCTCACCCCACCCCCATGACTTCGGCGGCTTGCGACCGACACACCAATGCAGGTCACGCTTAAATCCCCAGTTCTCCCAATGTATCAGCATGGAGGGCAACGTATTAGTCAAGACACGCTTGCAGTTGGCACCGACAAATCCTGTAATGGAACCGGGCATACGCTGCATGTTGCGCAAATTCCATGCCGCATGAATCAATCCTTTCCCGATACCACGACCACCCACAATCACCGAATCTTTGGCCGCCGTGTACATCACTTCCTGCTGAGGGTCATTAAAGTATTGTTTCATTATTCTTTCGGTTTAGGATTAAAGATATCATCTTCATTGAACTCAACCTCTTCAAAGTCCACATCCTCAATATCGTCAGACCAATATTGTTGAATCTTTGATTTAATTCTATCCCGGACATTAGGAATAGGCTTGATGCCAAGCACGGTCGGATCATCCGTCGGCTCGAAAGGCTGCACTATAATCTTATCATAACCTTTGTCCAAGATGTCTTCTTTATCCAACTGGGTGTATTTGCCATAATAATTGGCGGCAGCCCCCATGGCGCGCGCATCCTTGATACGCCGGGCCATTTCGAAGGTCTCATCAATCATCTGGCAGAACTTGTAGCGATGGTAATCCTTGGTTGTCTTGGCCAGATCACCCAACAGACGCTTGATAATGCGTACATCATCGTATGCGGAAGATTTGCTGATCTTGTAGCGATACTCCAGTTCCTGCACAATCTCCAAATCTTTTTTGCGCGGGAACTGTAACCAGTAATTATACATATCCCGGAGCCGGATCAACCGCTGTTGAATCAGTTCGGGAATGCCGTCAGCCGCCATCTCGTTGACATCGGCGAACAGATATTTCTCACATACTTCTATCGTAGCAGGTACAGGCATAGTTATTACAGATCTTCATCAGCGTCCATATTCAACAGATAACCGTTTGTCAACGACACCGCCAACGGACTGCCCACATTCGCCAGTTCGATCTCCTGTCTACGCAGTTTCAGTGCAGTGGATGCTTTGGCGTGATAATACGCCCTGGAAACAGGCGAATTACGGTCAAGGATATCCAGACGCAACGTGTCCGCATCCACATCAAGCAGCACTGCCATATCGGATATAGGGGTCAGCAGAGCCGCCAGCTCGCTGATCCGATCAAGTTGTTCCGTTGAATAGACCATCCAGTTGTATAGCGTTAGTATTAATAATATGAGCGTAGCGCTCTCTCAGTTGTATAAAAACAGCGGGATCGGTTGTGATGATTCCGCTCTCGACACGATTGCCCCTTGTCTGATTCTGTGAGGTGCATATCGACACCTGCCACCTTGCATTTTGAATGAGAATCACTTTTGAATGATTTTCAGACAGGTACACTTCATCGAACACATTGGCAATGAAAGTATAAAGATTGACCGTCTTACGGGATGCTTTCAAGTCCGCCAACATGGTAGCCCGGGTAAGCTGACCGCGCCGCTTCAAGCGATAGATCCGGCGGAGAAACTCTTCGGAAGTGGAAAAGGTGGAGATGTAAATCTCCGCCGGACCAGTCTCGCTCAGAATCATCTCGATGATGTCGAATAGCTGCACACGGTTATCCAAATACGCTTGCAAGGGTGCTTCGGACAGTGACCGCAACAGTTGCCTAACCTTTTTCATCGGTTGAGATGTTCACTCCCACCGCCGCCAGTTCCGCAGCCTGTGTCTCATCCACCACATTACCGGTAGCAATCAGGAAGTCATACCGCTGCTGCACCTTCTGCAACAAGGCAGTAAACTTGCCGGCATCTGTATCCTTCAACTCCGCCAGCTTCTTCTTGTTATCAGACAGATACTTGCGTGCCGCACCCACTTTTTTAGCGATTTCAGCCGGGTCCAGACCGGAAGCATCTTCCGTCTTCGTCACCGGATCACCAGGCTTATAATCATCGTATGCCTGCAGGTTGGCACGATACTTCTTGTCCGCTTCATCAAGCAGCTTCAGGTATTCGTAACGGTCACAAGCCGGCGCCGACTCCATGCCCTTCAGCTGCTCAAACAACTCTTTGATCTTAAACCATAACGCCCCGTTATCCGTCCACAGACGTTGAATCTCAGGGGGAAGGTGGTCATGATCCATACGCCTGCCTTTGGCGACATTCGCCTCCGGGAACTCATCATCCACATCCAGTACCGGAACACCTCCGTCTATGATCCGTTGTGCGGAAGGTATGACCGTGATATTCATCAGTGCGATATCAGATACGGTTTTTCCATCCAAACGGATTTTCAAGTGCTTGCGCAATTCGTACTCCACCTTATCGGCAAACTTTTCCGGCTTGCGGATTACATTCTGAAACAAAATCTTATTACGGTTCAAGGACAACAACAGAGTGGCACCCGCCACCACATCACGCTCAGAAGGCGGTGTATCCAGATAGTCCTGTATTTTATGAGTCAATTTCTCATCCATATATTAAAATATTAAAAAAGTGGCGGCATAGACCAGCCACACCACCACTCCGATTTATAAACTTAAAGAATCAAGGCTCATCCAAAGAAGAATCGCTCCATGCGGAACCGTCCGCACCGGAGATATCCCCATCCTCCGTTTCAATTTTACCCGGATAGAAGGGAGCCGGGCACACATCGGTCGCTTCTATCTCAAGCGTGGTACCGGCCTCTCCGGTTACTCCCTCGCCCAATGCCTGGGCGGGCTTGGTCACTGTCTCGAACTCCTCACACCCCATCACACGGAACTTGCCGTTGCGCTGCTGTACAAGATAGACCAGATCATCGGCCATCGCCTGACGGCAGAAACCCGCCGCATCTTCTTCAGTACCCGGATGCTTGATCGTGCATTTGTTCAGACATGTGACACTCGGACGCTCTCCCTGCACCTCGGTAGTCACATTGGATTTGGCGGACAAGGAATTAAGCGTTAGCCACTTCTTATCCGACGCCATCGTAAAATTACCCTTGTAGGTGGCCAGTTCACCCATTTTTTTCGCCTCACCCAACTTGGGAAGCGTAGGCCAGGCCGCAATATTGGATTTCTTCTGAAAGAAAACCTTCGGACGGATGCCCGGAAGCACCGTCTGACCGTCACACCAGTTCAGTGACTGGTACATATCCGCTGTCGTACAATCTGTTGCCATATCACCTCCTTTTTTTAAATCGGGGTCGTACCATCAATGGATGCCACCAGCAGACGCTCCTTGGACAAACTCTCGAACTCCACACCGAAAAACATCGTCGCGATGAACTGGAGCACAAATGCCTTGAAGCGTGCCACCTCCACGTTCTCCTCCTCACCGGTCTGATTAACACCCACCAGCATGTTACGCTTGACCGTCATGTGGATGAACGGACTGTTCTTCTTATTCGCCAACGGCACAATATTCACATTGTCAAACCCTTCGACATAGTACTGCTTGTATTCACGGTTGTACGGAATTGCTCCTGTAGTGCTCTTGTAGTCCTCACAATAGTCGAAAAGCACATGTTTCGGAACAAACAGCTTGACCGAAGACTCCTCGGTCAGCATATCGTCAGCCGCCATGCAGACCGCTTTGAGCGTATCGACGGCATTTTCTTTGGTAATCGCCTCAATGACCTTGTAGTTGCCTAACTCTTCAGAAAGTTTTTTGCCATCCAGCTCTTTTTTAGTAATGGTGTCAAAGCCATTGAACAGATCCTTGGAAGTCTCACCCGAATCATTACGGACCGCATTCCACAGTACCATATTCAGGTTCTTGCCCAACTGGGCGGTCAGATACGCCAGCACCTTACGGGTGATCTCGGTATTCTTCAACGCCTCGCCCTTGGTAATGTCGGACCCCCACATGGACTGATAAATCTTGTTCGGTGAGAAATTACGCACGACAGAACCGAAGTAGGTATACAGGGTGCGCGGATTGATCACCACCTCACTGTTATCCTCACGGGTTTCGGAGTACGGTCCGAACTGCATGTCACCCGACAGTTCACCCACAGTCTCGGCATAACGGATGCCCGGACGTAAGGTCATGTGCTGCAAAGAACGTGACAGCCCCAATACAGGCATCTGCAACAACTCCTTACGGTACTTGCGAGCACTCTTCTGAAGGTCCTCGCTGGTAATATTCACGCTAACTTGTGCCATATCAAATATAGTCTTTAACTTCGTCATACATGGATGCAGCGGACACCGCATCATTTTTTTCGTCTTCTTTCACACTCGTGGTGGTAGTGTCACCATCGGATTTTTGCAGGTTCTTGATCTGCTCGTCACGCTGTCTGACCAGATCCTTCTGTTCGCCGACCTCCGTCTCCAGCGCATCCAGCCGGTCATTGACAGCCTTAACCTGTTCCTCGGTGAGTGTTACCTTGCCATCCGAGTCCTCCACCCCCTCCACATTCAGAAGGGTGTTGATTTTGGTGTAATCTTTTTTCATTTCGGAAACAATAGAAGGGGCGGACTGTTTTTCTTTGGATGAAAACAATCCGTCCAGTTTAGTTAATATTTTGTTTAGTAATTTATGACTATCAGCCGTATCCCGCTCACTCCCGGACGCAACCGGCAAAGGGGACAACCCCAGCATATTGACCTTGCCTTCATAAGCGGCAAGATTGAGCTTATCCTCATCGCCCTCGATGATCTCGTCCACAAAGCCATACTCCAACGCCTCTTGTGCGGTCAGCCATCTGCCCGCCTTCAGAACATCAAGAATATCATCTACCTTTTTGTTGCACTTGGCCGCATACATGTTCGCCAGTACCAGATCGAACTTGTCGTTCTGCAGCTTGTTCTCCTTCAGCTCATCGATGAGCTGTTGGATTTGGTCAGCGTTATACTGCCCCCAGGCATCCACCCAGTTGCTCACCTTGTGCACCAGGAACAGACAATATCTGGAAATGCACACCTTTTTCGCACCCAGTGCGGCAATAGTGGCCGAACTTGCCACCAGCCCATACAGGTAGGCGGTCACGTCTCCATGATCAACAAACTGCTGACGGATATCCAACCCGTCATCAACCGCACCTCCCAAAGAGGAGATGCGGACATTGACAGGCTTGCCTTTCAAGCCTGCCAGCTGATTGCGGACATACTGCTTGGAGTAGCCCCAACGGCCAATGTAGTCATCTATGTTCAGGTTATAGGTCATATCACATTTTTGATTGCAATATTACACTATACCTTATATATATAAAAATACCTAATCCATGATACGAAGCAAGGGCAGAATGCCTGTATAGGTGGCCACCATGGCACTTCCACACCTGGAAGAGAGGGTATCGGGTATAGTATCTGTGGAGGTAATGAGGGAATACGGGCGGTCACCTGAACCCAGCATAAAATATTCTCCGGACACAGTCCGAAGCCGGAAGCACAGCTTCTTGTTGCCCACCTCGAACCGTTCAGGCAGGAAAACCGCCAGCTTAGATACGAAAACACGCTGTTTGTTCTCGATTTTGTCGCTGACTTCGACCGAAGCCAGTCCGACCATGGGTAACCGCGTAAAGTTTGCGGCCGGTGGAACCAAGGCAAATTGTTTTTTTACAACTGTCATGGCGGCCAGTTCTCGGACTTCACAGTACTCCACGCGGCTGATGTAGTGAATTTCGCTCATAATTGTTCGGTGTTGTTCGCAGTTGTTCGGTGTTGTACAAAAACAGGGGTCTTATCCTCTCTTTTTCTTGTTAAAGAACCTAAAAACATGCCTTTTCGGTTATAGGCATTGCGCATCCGATAGTATTTCTGCCGGACTGTCTCTATGTAGTCAATGTCAATGCCATGCATCTCGCACCAAGCCGCAATTGTCTTATTCAGCCCCACAGAACTGCTGGTCATATCTCCCAGTTCAGACCAAAGATTGCGCCGGAACAAGTCTTCGATGGATTCAACCACCGCCTCTTTGGCCAACGGACCCAGGTAATTGTACACTGCCGGATCTTTCGCCTTGGAATCAGGGATCACAATCGCGACCGTATCATCGGACGGCATTTCGGGTAACTTGTCCGGTGGCAGCTTCTGCAGAAAGCGCCGTATAACCGAGTTCTCATAGCTCTGTGCCGGAAAACGCACCGGATTGCCCAGCGAATGTGTCAACCACTGAGCCAGGTAATGCTCCAGTTTAATATAAAACACGAAATCTTTCATAATCAAAAGTTTATCTACAAAGATACACATTTTCAGCTGTACATAAAAAAGAATAATCTGAAAAATGCGCTTGGAAAAGTACCCGGGGCAGGATTTCTTGTATTTTAACAACACGCGTGCATTTGCCTATGAATATATATCGGTACGTTTTTGTTGTATCTTCGGTATAGTTTGATTTGCCCAGAAATTTATGCGTTTTTGCAACCCTGCATTTTTCAACGACAACACTCTGTAAACCATTATATTACGAAGACACAAAAACAAAAAAGCATTTTGCAACCGGGTACATAACTTTGTAATCTTGCATCTTTGCGCCAACCTAATTTAAGCGGTTGCAAACTACAAAAACTTTGCAACCGATCCGCAACCGTTTTTGTAGCCGACTTGAAACCGACATAACCCCCTATTTCTTAATTATTTATCTTTCCTTTCCTATTTTGGGTACAAAGTTGCAAAGTTTTAGTACAAAAAAGGAAAAGAGGACGGAGAAACAGCAATCAACCGCCGTCATCGGTTGAAAAATGCAAAGGAACGGTCGGTTATGTATCTTTACATGATGCAGGAAGAATAGAAAAAGGGCGTGTATGTTCCATAACCGAACATACACGCCCATAGGCACAGTAATACAAGGTTGCAATTATCCAAGTCTTTTTTTGCGGGGGCGGGGGAAAAGCTCCGTCCGACGAATTTTGGTATAGTCAGCATTGAGATCGTAACATCGCCAATGCCCTTCGCTGCGCATGAATTCGCCAACGGTGACGAGCATCCAGCGCAGCTTCTCTCCATCAGCCCTCAGGTTCATGCGCTGCCCAGGCTGCATCTCGGCCAGGAAGTTATATAGCTTCAGCATGTATTTTGATGCCTCTTTGTCGGTCATCAACGCGTGAACATATTCGTCTGAGTGCTTAATGAGGTCAGAACGGATTTCCAGAGTCATCATCTTCTATGTTTGCATTAAAGTTGAGCTCGTCAATGGTGCTTCCAACCGACTGAAGGTATATCATATCTTCACTCTTGCCGTCAACCTTGCGCGTGATACGGTCGGAACCGTTGCGCATACTCTCCGGATTCAAGGTTTGAACGTAAGGACATAAGGCTGCAAAGCCCTTGAGCGCCTTGGTAAACCTCTGCATAGACCAAAATGTATTTGTCACCTTTGCGAAATCCTTGAAGTCATCGTATGCCTTTTTGCGGACAATCAACCTGTCTAAGTTACCACTGTCCTTTGCAAAGTAAGTATTCGCCCACGCCTCGAAATTGTCGCCCATATCCGCCTTGTGCTTGCGCTTCATGATGTTACCCATGGGCGGTTGTATCTTAATACCGGAATGGACGGTGCTCAGATAGAACTGAAGGCAGCGGGCAAAGAAATTCAAGTCGGCATTCCACTCAGATTCTGTATAATCCGTTTGAGAAAAGAGATTTTTGCCGAAATCATCATAGATTGAACGAGTCTCCAAGTAATCGTTTTCATCGGTTTTTTGGTGGTAATAATCAGAAAATACCGTATATATCAACCGGGCATCGGAACTGGAGTCGAAGTTGCCCGGCACGTAATTCGTGCTGAAGGCGAACTTCGGGCTGCTCTCAAACTCGATATAGAAAGAATGGTTGTTTTTCGGGTTGACTGTCATACCTCCTGTGATACTGTCGTAAAACAAACCGGTATCCAAGTAACGGTGACAGTCATCAACGATGATGAAGTCGGTGTGCTGGTTGACTTGCTCAAACACGTGGTTATTATCCATCAGTTTCGGATTTCGTCCGGACAAGACTACAGTACGAAGAAACTGTTTCAGGGAAGTCAGGAAAAAGGACTTGCCCGAACGCCCATTGCACTGCCCCTCTTCGCCAATCTTGTTGTCCATGGCATACACCGCCCATGCCCGTGAGGGCGACTTGTAGCGGTGCAGGTTATAGCCAACCGCGAAGATCTTATTCACGAAATTCTGCTTTTGTTCATGAATCTCTTCGGCACTGAGTAATGGACCGGCCAAGTCGAATTTATGCTCCGCCCGGTAGGCGGCCGCCTGGTCCTGGTCTTTGTCCGCCCACAGTTCTTCTAACTCCTTGCGCCAATGAACACGGCTGGAGTTGATAAGATAATCCATGTAGTGACTGTCATGTGGGTTGACGGTTACATCCCAACTCCCATCAGCTGCCCGTTTGATCGTGAAAGGCTCCGGCAGCACTTTCACCTTGTGAGGGATGATGTTGTTCGTCCAAACGTACACACCACCTGCCTCTTTGACCTCTTCTATGCCGGAACCTGTAATCTTCCAGTTCACATTGTCGAAGAACATGGTCTGGCTGTTGAACGTGTGTGCGGTGAAATTCAGGTCAATCTCATCGAGCATAGACAAGCCGCTGCCTCCAACACGAGGAGAATCCAGAATCAGATTGCGTATATCGACAGGCAGGAACCGACGCATAGCGTCACTCTTCAGGAACGACACAATATCGCCAGCCTTGATCTCGCTGACCTTGAATCTGTCCACATGCACATAGCGGGGCGTATCGCTATTATCATCCTTCAGAATGTAATAGCCGTTCAGTCTGAGAAAATAATGCAGGTATGACGAGTTGATCGTATAGGTCTTGTTGCCGTTGCGCTGCCCGATTTTCTCCTCCCAGTACTGGGCAGGCATAGCCAGCGCCAGCAAGTTACGGAAATCCTCATTGGACGGGTGCAGTTCCACATAATCACGGAAGTCCTTGCGCGGCTTGCCCCGGCGGTCACGGTACCGTCCCAAGGATTCGGGCAGCCACACGGTATAAATGTGCAAAAATTCCAAAGCCAGTTCCGTACCCTTACGGATGCCTGTACTATCAATGTCGGGGATATTATAGAGACGCTTCACGTATTTCATGATCTCTTTAATTTCATCAGACGTGATCTTTTGTGTCTCACTATTGAACCACAAGGGATAATACCCCAACGCCCGGACACACAGCGCATCACGCTCACCAGAGCAGATGAACGCCTCTTCGAGCTTCTGCGATATGTAAGGCTTGCCCTCATTGGCCGGATCATCAAAAAACTGCGTCTCTTGTGAGGCGTTCCATTTCGCCCAAGCAGTCTTCAGCTCGTACAGCCCATTGGTATAATACCGGGGTTTGACGCCATCAGGCGTATAGCTAAAACGCCACTGCTTGTCCGGATTCAACGGCTCATAAATCTTGTAGAAAGATTTTTCGCTCTCCGGCTTGCCGTCCGCTCCGGGAATGACACACTGACGCATCAGAATCGGGTAAGTCGGTGTGGTGTATTTGGTGGTCACCTCGCGGTTCTTGACGTAGCTGATTGACTTGGCCACATGCCAATGCAACGCATCGCAATGCTCCTGTTTCACACGAGGGCCCAGTATGGCAAGCTGCTCAGGAGTAAACGCTTCTTCAAGTTCGAAGAACCGGGAACCTTCAGCTTCATCAGCCGAAGCCGGTCTCTTGCGGATATCAGGCTTGTTGACGGAATGCTTCAGTTCGTCGGAAACATTATAGCGCGCCGCCAACAAGACAACGGCCTCGCCAAAACTGACGTGCTCCTCCCTCATGCAAATATCAATCGGGCTGGTAGCCGTTCCCTGGTCACCAAAATCGGTCACCTTGTAACAATCACCGTATTTGCGTATGCATGCGGACGCATCGTCTTCGTCCGGACGAATCTTAAATTTTTTACGGTTATCAACACATCCCTCGGCCTGTGGATAATAATACAGAATGATATCCAGACCATCATGAGAAGCGGCATATATATCTGAAGCTTTTATCATAGAGTCTTATATTAGCGGTACAAAATTACAGAGTTGCATTTTTTTCGGAAAGACCAGCCTCTCCCCCTGCCTTTAGGGGAATATCATAGTCTCTCTTGCGAATGTTATGTGTGCCTGCATAGCAGCGTCCGTATCCGTCCCAGAACACGCGCCTGTTAGTCGGAATCCGGCACATCACTCCATTCACCAGTTTTCGCTTGAGCACACGAATGGCACCTGTCACCTTGCGGACCTCACCGGAATGGTCGGTAAGAAAGAACCGGGAGAAGGACACCCCCTCGGGTTGTGCCAGCTCCCATTCCCGGATAGTATATAGTCTGTATTGATTCATCATCAGAACTTTGTTTTTAGCGATTCAATAAAACAGCTCATCACACGCATGTGTACACCTTTGTGCTCTTTCAGATTTTCAGGGCTACCGGTTATTGTGATCTTTATCTCTTCACCAGCCCAATCTATATGCAGCGAGGCAACCAATGTCTGTATGCCGTCTTCTACAGTAACCGTAACCGTTTCTTTGACCGGAAGAAGTTCTTCAGCTGGCACCCATCTGCTCTCCCGTTCTCCGGGCCTGCGCACTTCATAACGGATGTGCTTTTTACCATTCATCACAAAAAATGTGCTGTCGGCTATGGTAGCAATGGTGTTATCGTTCAGTCTCACCTTTTGTCCTTTTTTCATAAGTTCTCCTTTCTAATCTGTTTTAAATATTAATCTTTTTCGATGAAAGTGTTAGTAGTATTCAACACTCCGGCTGAATCCCGATTTTTACCATCACGCACAAAAAAACTATCGCTTAACAGCCTTTCATAATCGATTTTATTCATAAGAATAACACTCGCATTGCCATCTATATACAGTTTGCATTGCATGAATTGAGTTCCTTTTACTTCCTCAATTACATCTATTTGCATTGTTCTTTTTTTACTCATATCTGTCCAATTTTAAAATTTCATCAATAGATGATAAAACACTCTCCAGTCTTTCCAACTGCTCAGAGTATTTCATAAGAAGATTTTCTTCTCTTTCCGTAGCCTCCCCTCCATTGTGAATATCATTATACTTTTCGTATTTTGATTTTACACTCTTATATGCTTTCTGAAAGAACGGAAGCAATATCTTACATTCCTCTTTGGTCATACAGACCGTTATCTCGTATGGAGATGAATACGATTTTCTAGTGCCATCTATGTGACTCATTTCTGTTCGTTATTGAAGTCATTAATATAACTACGCCCAGCATCAGTTGGACGATAAACAACATCACCAAATGGTCCAGCCGATTTCGTCAACAAACCGTTTTTTACCATTTCTTCTAAATCATCAGAGGGTTTACTATAACCACCCCATCCTTTTTTGCAGATATTCCTTAAATGAATAAGCTGCATCTTACTTAATTCTATATTCATTTGGTTCATATTTATTCGAGTTCGAAGATTCTGTTGATGGTGTCAGCTAATTTATCATTGATGATTTTCGAGTTCCAACTGTCAAATTCAAGAATAATACCAACTTGTCTGGAACTGCCGGAGTCTGTATAAGACCTGCCCATTGTGATATTTACAGGCAGGTTCTCCTCTTTGGCTACCTCTATAAAAGCGTTTGCCAGTTTTTTTAACATTTCACATCTTATCAACATAGTATTTTCGGATTAGTGATTATGAATTGACAGCCATGAAGAAACCGGCATTATTATACTGTTGCCTGATTTCTGCGGATGTAAGAATATGATACTTGGTATACAACTCAGCATTGAACAAGTCAACCTGAATACAATACTCCACGATTTTCTCCACTTCTTCCGGAGAGAGTGCCCAATAGTCCGCTACTCTGCAAAGCATATTCTTACACCAATACAATGAATGGTTTCCTGTACGGAATATCTCATTTTCTATATAATCATAAACCGCATATCCATTACATCCATATACAGTTTTCAGATCACTAACTTTGGTTTCATGCAACTGTGATGTCCTTTTATAACAAGGCAGGAATGGAATAATCTTATTGTCTGAAATAACGGATTTCATAATGTCTTTTATTTAAATTTCGGTAATAAGGATGCAGTTCAGATTCTTATTGAATTCTGAACAAAAGATTGTTGCTGCAAAAAATTATACTCTTGCAGGTATATCGTATCTTTTACGTATTTTTTTTACGTAATTGAAAACAGTCTTTTCACAGACTTTTGGAAAAGAGGGATTATTCTCCTTTAGATATTCATGAATCTGGGTGGAAGAATAATAAGGACAGGTTATCAGCAAATGCTTAACTGACTCCTCATAAGGATCGAGACGGCAGGAATAAGAAGGGCGCGGACGATTGCCATGTTGAAGAAGCTCATCAACATTTAATCGGGAAAGCCGCATGACTCTGCCGGGAGGAAGTTGCAGCTTCTTTGCTATTTGAGAACGGCTCAAGCCAAGAAGTCGAAGTTCGGCAATGTTATGCCAGTCGTGGTAGTCTTCTGTAATCTTTTTTGCATCCATTTTCTACATAAATATAGTTTTCGTAAAGTGAAATATTTAATGTTACGAAAAAGTGATGCGGCAAAGTTACGAGTTACAGACGGTTTAAGGGGGTGGAGGCGACTGTTGTCATTCAGCCGGGAGCCGGGCGAAAGGATGTGATGGTATGTGTGGAGAACTGGATGTGGGTTCCGCTGCTGCGTGTGATGCCGGGTGAGTACGAGGTAATTGCCCTGAATGATGAGGACAAGCATGTATATACCCGTCTGGACAATGACTGTATGTTGAATGGTTTGCACAGTGCTCTTCAGCGTTATCACAGTGCGGAGGGGGTGAGTGAGGAAGATCGTTCCCTGGCTGCCAGGGCGTTGAAAGAATATGGCAATCTCCAGATGGATACGGATGTGATGCGTTGCAAGCTTTATGCCATTTTGCTGCCGGCTTATACTATATTGGGTATGGAAGAAGAGGCGGCAAAGCTGGTTGGCGTTATGCAGACTATGCTTCCTCTCGTCAAGGCGGAGCAGTCGCGTGCACTTGCTGTGGTTACACTTTATGGTTGTACGGATAGCAGTATCTATTATCATTTGGCTCACGAGGCGGTTGATCCGTGGAAGAAAGAGGAAAAGCCGAAAAAGAGTAAGCAGCAGCTGATCAACCGGTTGGATGATTATGATCGGTGGTTGAGGCATTGAAATGGAAATAGGGTAAGTATTGGATGAAGTTGTGAGTTAAAAAAAAATGCTGGAATAGGATAATTAATATTTTTGCTTATCTTTGTATGTGAATAATATTAATATTCAAGGAAATATGGAAAAGGAAAGCACTAAAAAAATGACACGCGAAGATGCCCTTCGGAGATTGGAAGAAGCAAGGAAATTAAAGCGTGAATATGTTAAGGAGCTGGAAAAAAAAATGAAAGAGGATTTCAAGAAACGTACAGGGCAGGAAGCTACCTATTTTGAAGTATGGTAGACTTTAACCTTGATCGTATTAATTCTCATTCTCCTTATGTGGTAACTGCTTCTGAAGGTTCAATGTCCTTTCAGTTTGTTACGGATTTTGGAGTAACTTATAATGTCAGTTTCCTTGAAGATGAACTGATGCTTAGTGATGAGTCGTATCAGTTCATTATAGCCAATACCAATAATAAAAAGTCGCCACGAGATTCTAAAATGAAACAAACGATAATGGCTATCGTTTATGAGTTTTTTGAATGTTCCAATACAACCTTATTATATATCTGTGAAACAGGGGACAGTAAACAGGAAATGCGTAATCGTCTTTTTGAAATTTGGTTTAATTCTTCATTGCGTAAGTCCGATTTTGTTTTTATGTCTGCTGATATTCGAGATGCTGAAGGAATACCGAATTATGCAGCGATTGTTGTCCGCCTTGATAATCCTAGACTAACCTCTGTCATTGCAGAATTTACCGAAACAGTTCAATTACTTAGTCAGAAGCCAGAGTAG